ATAGAAATAACGAATTTTGAATGGCGAGACCGAGGAGTAAATATGCGGTTTGTGCGGGAGTGGTTAGCAGCCTATGACCACGATCCGGACGTATTTGCTTCAAAGTATGCCAATCTTACTGAAAAGTCAAAAGCAATAATAGACGCGCTGCGAAGCACAGAAGGATATGAACCTCCAACGCAAGACATACTAGCAGTTGGGGAGGAATCAGACTATGTACATCGCAACAAAGCAGGCATTAGTTTCTCTACGGAGATTATACCAAACACAGATGAAGATGCGTGGAATAGCTTTGTAGACTCTACGCCTCTTGAAGCTCAGTTTGGGTACGTACCAGAAGTCGTACAATTTATAGCCGATTATCGTGATAATAAAATAACTACGTTACCAGAACTTAACGCTGCTTTTAACTCTTTGTTTTTTAGCGCCGAGTATCCTAGTGATGCAAGTATGCTTACCAAAGATTGGGTAAACGAGCATTGGCTACAAAAAAATGCACTTCACATAACTGATAAGTTAGAACAAGAGCATAGATATAACTTTCTCCGAATACTGAATGCCGCGTCTCCAGACGGGATGGCCTATAAGTCCTCTGACCCTGCTATTGCTGACTTATACGCTCTATGGCGTGAATGGGAAAGCAGAATGTCCGATAACATGGAGCGTATAACTACAGAGTACAGTAGTGGGCTTACCCGTGATGAAAGAACGGCGCAAAGAGAGGAGGTTCTTAATTCCTTTTCTGATGATGCGTTTGCAGAAGTTATTTCAGCTTCAATCATACCGGGCGTTGGCACACTCTATCAAACCGGGAGGGATAAAAGTTTTTATGAGGGTACTTCATACGAAGATACGGCGATTTCTGTCGATGATAGAAGCAAGAATACCACGCTACAGAATGCGTTTGTTGACCATATAAAACCTAATAAACTTGGTTGGTTTGGGGAAGACGACGATGAAGATGGGTTCGATAATACAGTCGATGCTTACCCAAACAACATAAACTATTGGGACGAAGAATCTAAACAAGAGTATGACTTCGATCACGCAGATACGGATGGCGATGGGCGTATAAACAAAATCGACCTAGATATTTATAATAAGGATGTTTGGGATGAAGAAAGTCAGGCCGCCTATCAACTTACTATAACAGATTCTGATGGCGATAACGTTCCAGACGCATCGGATGATTACCCAAACAACAAAAACTTTTGGGACGAAGGATCTAAACAAGATTACGAGTACAGTCAGCTAGATTCTGATAATGACAGCTATATAAATGCGGTAGATGATTACCCAAACAACAAAAACTATTGGGACGCAGGATCTAAACAAGAGTACGAGTACGGTCTACTAGATGATGATGATGACAAAGTTATAAATGCGGAAGATGATTACCCAAACAACAAAAACTATTGGGACGCAGAATCTAAACAAGAGTACGACTACGGTCAAGAAGATACTGATAACGACAGCTATATAAATGCGGTAGATGAATTCCCATTAGATCCATCTGAGCATACTGATGTAGACAAAGACGGTTTTGGCTCTAATGTTGATTTTGACGATAATGATCCAAATCTTAGCGAAGAATATGACACGCTTGAGTATGCCGCCCTCGACGTTAACCAAGACGGCATAGTAGATGCGTTAACTGATGGCCTTTTGGTAATGCGGTATTTATTTGGGTTAGAGACGGGACAGCCACTTTTTAGCGGCGGCCTAAGAACTTCGGGTAGCGCCCGTAGCGAAGAAGAAATAATCGCGTTTTTAGAAAAACTTAAAGATGGCACCACAAAACAAGAAAACCCCGGGCTGTTTAATGTATTCGATTTAGATCAGAATGGGCAGTTAGACCCGTTAACGGACGGATTACTAATGCTTAGGGCAGCATTCGGTACGTTTTCACCTGAAGGTGCCATTGCGGACGATTCCCCTTTTACGACTATGGATACCGAGGTAGCTACGGATCTTATAACAGCTAGGTTTAGCGCCCATAATGGGAAGAACGATGAAGGCATTAAAATTGCTGATGATGGTAGATTAGTTATACCGTCTGAGGAAGATACTAAATACAGAGAAATTTATGAGGAACTTTTCTCTGATTATGCGGTAACAGCTAACCCAGACGCAGCCGCAGAGATGGGTGAACCTCCTCAGAAAGTTAATTTAGACAATTACTTTTTGAACGCCGCAGAAAACGCATATGAGGCGTACAAGCGTGACGGGATTAGTAGTATAGATTTAGCCGGAATGGTTAATTACATAGTAGATTTACCAGAAAGTCTTTGGAGCTATGTATTTGACATTTCTAACCAAGGTCTAATTAACAAGTTCGATGCTACTGGCGATGGGAAAATAACGTCCGAAGATGCTGCCGCATTCCACAGCGAAGATTTTGGAGTACAAGTACCTGCAAGAGAAAACGAGCTGGCAGGAATAAAGGATAAGCTAAATAACCTTTTCATAGACGACCAAGAAACTGTTTATGAAGCCTATATACGAGGTGTGGATGTTGAAGAGTTAAGTAGCGTTGTGTTAGAAATATCGGTATTAGAGATAAAAGGTGAAGACTTACCTTTACTCGGTATGCCTGCTGATTATGAAGCCTTTGTAGATCGCTTTGACTCTCTTGGTTCGGGGGCAATATCTTCTCGCGATGCACAGGAAATAAAGGCGGAGAATTTTGGGTGGATAAAAGAACGTTATTTATCTGAGTACGATGGTAGGGACGAAATACCAAAGGGCGCTGGCGAAGAACAAATAAGAAAAAGATTTGAAATACTCGCTGAAGGGATAGTCCATGCAAGACACTACACTGATTTTACCGATCCAGAAGATGTTGCTGAGTTTAACGAAATAACTGCCCCCGCAATAGCAGAACTTGAAAAAGCAAAAAATGAAAACCCCGAAGCATACGCAATCGTAGCCGCCGATTATAACAAAGATGGTGGTGATGCTGGGGTACTCGACCTAGACTTTTTTGATGTCAACCCAGACGTAGCGGGTGTAACCACTGCTGAAGAATCCGTGGCGTATGATACGGAGCAAGCAGAAATAGCTGCAAGACAACAAGCGCTAGATAATTACACTGGGGAGGGTGCATTACCCGAAGGCTCTGGTGAAATACAGGTAAGAAAAAGGTTTGAGTATTGGAGAGATAACGCCCCTGCAACCGCGGAAGCTGAGGAGAATAGAAAGACTGAAGCTGCTCAAATAGCAGCGGACTACAGCACAGCTTTCAATGTTGTAAAAGCGGACTTTGATACGGATGAAGATGGCGTAATAGACCTTCTTGATGTTAGTCCTGATGATCCCGGAATAACAACTTCCCAAGAGTTAGAGGATTCTAAAGCTGTAAAAGACGAAAGTGCAGAGGTAGGCACCATAGGATTTGGTAAATTACCAACTAAACAAGGCAGGGATCGTACTTCTTACCGTAGCGATATGATAAATGCTTTGCGAGACGAAGACGGCAAAATTGAATTTTTTAATAACGGTTTAACTGGTGGTGATACTTACTACCAAGGATATGTCATACCGTTAACAACAGAAGAACTTATAGATGGTTATTACTCTATCTTAAACACTGGAACGTGGGTAGATCCTAGAACAGAAAATCAAAATGGGGTGAATGACTTTTTGGCGGGTAATATCGACGATATTAATCAATACGGTGTTCCTGTTGTTGATGTAGCAAAGTATGGGAAGGAGAGTGAAGATAACAATACGTATAATGGAAAAAATGTAGCGGGTGCTCAAGCGTTTTTAGACGAATACACTAAGGGAACGTTTGTCTACGAAGGTCAAATGGGTGGGCCGCTACAAGAAGTGGATATTAATTACGGTATAGATGACTCGGGAGACTTTATTACTTTAAGTGACCTGTTTAATCGTAGAGTGCCATTATACGACACGACTGACCTACAGCGCGTGGATCGAGAAAATATTTTGCCTGCGGGGTTCATACAAGGAGTAGACAGACTACCGGATACAGAAGAACTGTATGGTTTTTATACAGATGCAATAATTTATGCGTCGGCTATACATCCTGACTTACAACTAGCGTACGATTATGCCGACAAGTTAATGGCTAATCTGCCAGCAGAACTGTACAACGAATGGAAAAAACACCCGCTTGCAACGCGTTGGGATCAAGACCCTGCCAACATATCGACACTAAAAAGGGCTATAAAACCCTCAGACTTGATTGGGCTAGACCATTACACCGAAATAGATACTAGTATTCTTAGAGATTACGCTGAAAATATGGATGTTAGTGAGGTTACTGGGAAGGGCAAGCCATATCAAGATTTCCTTAACACTGTAGCAGATGCGATAGATAAGTTCGTAGAGGATCCTAGTAGTTTAAGCCCAAAAGAAAAAGAATATTTAAACCAGTACAGGGTAGTACAAAATGACATTTTATTCATGGGTACTCAAGACCTTGAAAATGACACGTTTGATATTGAAGACACAGCTCTTAGTGAAATATCTCGCGTAGCAGATTACCAAACCATTCAAGATAATTGGGCTAACCGCGAAACTCTTTTCGGTTCCCAGATTGCTGATAGGGTGGAAGAAAACTACGATTACCAATATGGAGGGTGGTCTCCCGACCCTAATGACCCCAACGATAGGCCTCCAGAGTACGGGTTTTCTATGAGTGGTCAGGGGTTAGAGTGGTCTAATGGACAGGCATTTTTTGGTGGAACCGGCTTTACTGTGCCTTTAAATTCAGTGGTGGTGTGGGACGAAGATAATATGGGTAAGGCCCGCATTCGACATGGGGCGTACATACAAGAATGGCAAAATACCATGAATTCTATGGATCTACCTTCATACCAAGAAACAAACATTTTAGGTGTGGGTTTAGAAACGTCTGAAAGATTTACAGAACTAACTCAAAAAGACAACAGAAATGCTCAAGAAGAAGCGGAGTATCAGGAGTTAGTAGAAGCGTTGTCTAGTAACACTATGAGCATCTTTGGAGATGATCTACCACCTGTTTGGTACGACGCTACTAGGCTGTACATGAAGCACCCATATCACGATTATGAGGCTTCAGTAGCGAGCGGTTACGCTAATCAAGCAGACATAGATTTTAGTATAAACCGTCAGGTCACTAATAGAGGGTATGGTGCTGGAAGTACAATTGGTGATCTAGGTGGCGTAGGTAAAATGGACTACACGGCTTTTGCTAACCCCGGAGGAGAAAATGAAGGTAGAGGATTTTACCTAGACATTTCTGGTGGTACTGCTCCGATTGGGTCTTACAGTATGGTATGGGTCTCGCAGCCAGAGTGGTATGAGCCCCCAGAGCAATCTTTTTGGGAGTTTATATTAACTAACCCTGTAACTTCAATAATGGTCAGTATAATCGCCCCCGGGTACGGAAATGCGATATTAGCAGGGCTAAAAGCGGCTTCTGGGATAACGCTACATGCGAGTGATTGGTTAAGTTTAGGTCTAGGCGCACTAAAACTGACAGGGAATTTGCAGATGCCTGTAGATGCGACTCAAGCAGAACAGATGGCGCAAGCGGACGCAGTGGCAGCGGTAGATGCGGCAGAAGCGGCGGGGCAAACTCTAACCGAGTTAGAAAGAGCTACGCTAATGCTTGAGACTTATAACGGTGCTTATAGCGTATACGTTACTGGTTTTGGTATTGCCGGGATGAGTGCTGCACAAACAGTAGACCTTATGAAAATAGTAGCCTATGAGGGAAACATAGGAAGCATGTTGGTAAGTTCTTTTGGGGATGAGTATTTTACCAAAGGACTAAGTATTGCAGGCATAGATGTATCAAACTTACCAGACTTTGTTGTTGGCTTGATGAATGACGTAGCCACAGAGATGCTAGACGGTAAATCTTTTGACGATGCCATATCAATAGCGTCTGGTACAGAATTGTTAGGTTACTTAGAAACTGAAATTGAGTCCTCTAAAGTTTATGGTACGGCTAAAAATATTTTGGAAGAATTTAAGAACGACTTAAACCAAGCTACCCAAGCAGTGCAGACTATGGCAGATGACGCGGTGGAGGGCGTAAAAGAGACTATAACAGCTATTAGCGAAAGTATGGACACAGACTTGCTGGAGGATCTATCAAAACTTTCTTCAGACGTTAGAACTGACATTAATCAGATAAGCCAGACCATAGGTAACATAGCCACAGAACTTAACGCAGAAGTATTAGCGCCCGTCTCAAATGCTATAAAAAATAACATGGGCAAGTTTATGACTATGGCGGGGCTAGACAATGAAAATTTGTTTAGTGTTTCTGGAGACTCTGTTGCAGACGCAGACAACTTAATGGGGGACATAAAAGATCTTGTAGGAGATACTATATTTGAAAGCGTCCCTGATGCTATAAAAGACACTTTAAGAGAAGCTGCTATTCAAAAAATATCTCTTGGAGAAGTAGACGAAAACGAAATGAAGTTAATGGCTACTAGAGGGTCAATAACTGTAAAAGCTGTAAGCAATTTAGATGGGGACTTAGTTGACGCTATAGGCCCTAGAATCCTTACTAAAGCCCTACAAAACACACTGACTGCAGCTACTTTTGGCGGTGATCCGGGAGAAGCGTTTTTAGACACTATAGTAGATAGCACTATACAATCTATAGAAGCTGCTAGGGCTAGCGGCGGTTGGGACGAGGTCGTCAAGCAATTTGACCAATTTGAAGACCGTATAACAGGAAAAAGCCGAGAAGCGCAAACGGCTGCGGATGAGTACAACAAAATAGGTACAGACTTTAATGCGCTAGAAACCCGCAAAAAAGCGTTAGAAAAAGAAAACAGTGAGTACCTTGTTGAATTAGATAGGTTAGAACTAGCGGCAATGGCTGATGGTGCGGGAGACCTAGAGATGCAAGCGTATATAAACTACGCAGAATTCTACACTAATAGAGCGCAGGGCATTGGCGAAGAATTAAGTCAAATTAAAGAAGACAAAGATGCTTTGATTGCAGCGTTGCCGGCTGCAGAAACAAAGTACGATAACGCAGTAGCTGCTATAAATGCTGAAACAGCTACGCTAGACCCTTTACTACAAAAACAGTATGACGACCTATATGTAAACGCTCTGTTGGCGGTGCACCCAGAAATAAAAATGGGGGAGTACGCGGTAGTTAGTGGTATGGAGTGGGAAGGCGAATACCCAACTGCGGAAGAAATTGCGGAGCACTACTTATCTTATGGCATCCAAAACGGTGTACCTGTAAACGTAGAAGAATATAATGCTAGACGCGACGCAGGGGCATCTCAATACGTATTAACCGCTTTGCGAGAAGCTGGCATAGATGCTACAAAACTTACCCCTGAAGAAATAAAAAATACGACAAACTACCTACTAAATGAGCATGCTACGGCTAAAGCGGAAGAGAACGGGCAAACTGTAGTTGAATACTTAGAAAACTTTAACGAAACCCCTGACAATGCGGAGAAAGCCCTAGAAGCTGCATACGTGCTTGAAGAAGGGTTTGGCACTCCACCAGACGCGGTTGCTTTGACAGTAGCGAATCGCCGCGCCTCGTATGCGTTTAATGCTTTAGGGATGTCTGCCGAGGACGTTAACAATATAGCTAATAATGAAGTGTCTTACACCATAGACCCTGATACAGGAGATATAATGTGGGGTGGTGATGGGTACATGATGCGCGAATGGAACTCTAGCACTAACCAGTTTGACACTTATCAATACGATGCTGGGGGCGGTTTAAGGTATAGACTAAATGACGACGGGTCAGAACCGCTTATAAGGGAGTTAGAACGTACTGAAATGTTTAATGGTATAGCAGATTTGGCTGAAGATAGCCCTGCTTCATATATGACGTTCCTAGCGACAGCGCCAACAGATGCAGCAATAAATGCACAGGTAAATTACCTAACGCAAAAAGATCCTTATTCGGACGAACTACAAGAAATAAAAAACATACAAGCTGCTATTAAAGCCGCGCCAGAGGATGACGGAAGATTTGCTATACCTGATAGCGAGTTACCGTGGGAAGTACGTGTAGCCAGAGACTGGTTAGAGCACTCGCAAGAAATAGAAAACGCCTTACGTGCTGAGGTAGAAGCCTTAGAAAACCTAGAAGGCCCGTTAAGTGTAGATGAAGAGTTAAGACTTGAGTTTGCTAGAGATGCTTATAGTGATGCTGAAGGTAGCACGGAGTTCTTGGCTAACTGGGTAGTAAAAACTCCAACCAAGATAAATGCTTTTGTACAGACTAGCCTTAACGCATTTACCGCATGGTCGCAAGGTATAGCGGCTGAAAAGAAAGCTGATGGGTTTAGAAGACAGGCTCTATTTGAAGGTAAAAGCGCTGAAGAAGCCGACGCTATATTTAGAGAGAAGTATGCAGAGTTTAAGCAAGACATAGATTATTCAAGTATTGTGCACAATGAAGCCAACCAAACACACAATATGATGGAAAGTTTGGCTCGAGGTTATTTGCCAGACAGTTACCTAGCTGACCAAAAGGAGATGGGCGAAAATATAGCGGCGGCGGATGGAACGATAGACACCGTAATAGCCATAACTGGAGAAATAATTGATAAACCAGATGTATTCCTAGGCACTTATCTAGCTGATGAGTTACCCACCGCTATTTTTGGGTTAGGGATTGGTTCTGCGGCTGGACGAATAACTAGTTTGGCGGCTGCTAAGGTTGTAGGTAAAGAAGCAGCGGAATCTTTAGCGGCTGGGTCAACTGTTTCTATGGGCGCAACTAGAGTAGCGGATTACGCAGAAGCGTTTGGTGAGAGCGCGTATGGTACATATGAAGATACTAAAGCAGAACTAGAGCGCATAGGCTACGAAGGTGACATAGAGGCAAAAGCACAAGAAATAGCTATAAGAGTTGGAACCGCGGCGATGGTGATGGTTGGGGCTACAGAGCCGTTTGGTGCCTTTGCTTTAGACAATGCCATACTTAACGCCTCTACTAAGAAAGCAGTTAAAGAAGTAGCGCAACGTGTAGAGGGTCTTGGAAATACACTAACTAAAGAGACTGTAACCGAGGTCATACAAGGTGGATTTACGCAAGGTGCTACAGAAGTATTTTTATACAATGCTGGAGTTACGGATAGAGATTACGCCGCTAATATTGCAGGTTCGGCTTACTTAGAAGGTTTAGTGGGTGGCACTACGGCAGGAGTTATGACGGGGCTTAGCACGCCGACAGATACAGGGACAGGTTTTGGTGGGGGCGACCCATTTGCAAATTTAGTTTTCTCTAACCCAGACATAAAAGAGGCTATAGAGCTTGGAGACGCAACACAAGTACAAGCCTTACTAGGAGAACGTAACCTTACAGGCACACCAATATATGTAGAGGTTATGAATACCGTAGATGATGCTAATTTTGTAACACCTTCGGAAGCACGGCAAGCCTTTAATTACTTGGGTGTAGACCCCGATGGAGACGAAGTAGTAGCGCTTCTAGACAGAGAAGGAGTTACTGATGCTACACTAGAAGCTGAGGCAGAGGCATACTGGTCGGAAACCTACGGACAAGAACAGTTAGGTACGGGTCGCACTACTGCACAACATTATGACATAATACAACACATGGCAAACATGATTAATGGTGATGTTCCTTTGGACTCAACTTTTAACATGAACGGAGACACTACGCTAAACCAAGCAGATATAGACGAATATATAGCGAAGTTGCCTCCAAGAGAGCAAGATTTATATAATCAATATGACCCCGCAGCTCACGTACCTACGGGCATAATAGAAGAAATGGGCGGATCGCTTATGACTAGTCAAGAGTTAGCACAATTAAAACAAGATATACAAACGATTTTAGATCGTGGCGACCCCGTTACTGCTCAAGAAGTGGTTGACATGTTACTACTAGACCCAACTAATAAAGCGCTACTTAAAGGGCAGATTGAAGCGGCGGTAGGTAATGAGTTTGCTAAGCTAGAAAACCAACAAGCCTTTGCTAGTGAGGTGGTCAATAAACTGGTTGAAAACAAAACAATTGAAACAAAATCAAAAGAAGCGGTTAAGGAGTTGTTTGGAGATCCTAATGGGAACACCGAGGAAGAACAAGGTGTGTTTGGGATTATTGAAGGCCTTAAAGATATGTTGGATTTGGGAGAGTCCGACGCTACGACTCTTGCGGACTATATTACTGAAAAGATTGGTACTGCTGTAGAACTTGATGCTGACGGGAAAATAAAAGAAGGTACTGGGTCTGGTTTGCTAGGTACGCTGACTAGAAATGGCATTTTAAGAGACGTTGCGATTGCCGAGCTTGCTACCGTACTAGGTTCGGAAGAAGATGGTACAGGGTTGTACGGCATAGCAGCTGACGCTACTAGTGCAGCTGATGCAGTAGCTAGGATAGAGACACAGTATGGCACCTTAGATACAGAATATGCGGCACTCAAAAATTTGTATGATACTGCAGTAGCTAGCATGCAGACTAATCTGGGTAGCCCCGGCGTTGCAGATGACCCAGATACTGAGATAAATGAGTATAAATCAGCCACTGGGTTGTATGCGCTAGTAGGCAAAGCCATAGCCGCAGGGGATAGCGCAGAAGCTGCAGTTAGTGGCTTGTTAGGTGAGTACGTAGACTTTGCGGCGTTTGAATCTGCACTAGAACTTACCATGAAAGGTAAAGTCGATGAAGTTGTAACTGCTTTTGGTACGCCTCCTGTATATGAGACAAACGATGATGGCACAATAAAACGTAATGAGGCTGGTGAGCCTATAATAAAAGATGCCGCCACTGGCTTGCTAGGAGACATGTATGCCGCTATGCAGTTGCAAGGTGCAGACCGTGATCTAGCTATAGCTGCGTTAAAGAGTGATATTGATGCCGCGTTGACTCAGGTTGAGCAAGTAAGTTCTACTGCTACCGCTGCAGCAATAAAAGACGACATACTGAACGAGTATTTCCCAGCTAAGCCTGACGATTATACTGTAGGCAGAGACTTAGCACAGCAGCTAGACTACATACAGTCTTTAATGCGTACTGGACAGTTTGATGCTGACTATGACACGGCTGGAGATGTAGGGACTATAACTCAAGAGGATTACGATGCAGCCCTGACAGCTATAAACGAGAACTCAGAACAACAAGAAGCCCTAGCAAACTATAACGCTTGGCTAGCTACTCCAAATGCTATAACACCTGCACTAGAGAATCTTAGTAGAGAGACGGGCGCTAACTTTGATTTGTTGAACCGGCGAGTAACGGCAGTAGAGACTAATGTAAATGACTATGTGCGAGATAACGTAGTTAGCATGATTGGTCAGCCTGAAGTAACCGAGGAAGAAGCGACAGCACTAAACCCTAAACAAGATGCTACCGGGCTATATGCACTAGTTCAAGAGGGCGATCAAGATATACTCGATGTGTTGGGCGAGTTGGGCACAATAGAAGACGGTGTTTTAACTGGTGGTAACGGCTTATTAAGAGATATGCAGTTGTTGGGCATGAGCAATGCTGAAATTAAATCCTTCTTGGACACTAATTTAGGTACGCCCGCCGAAGGAGACCAAGGCGCAACAGGATTGTATGCCGCTGTTGGCGCTAACACAGAAGCCTTAAACACACTAGAAGAAACAGTTAACAGTATAACAATCCCAGAGGTTGATCTAACTGGACTTGCTACTACTGAAGACGTAACCGAAGCTACGCAAGATTTAGTAACTGACACAGAGTTAACTCAAGCTATAGAAGGTATACAATTCCCAGAAACTGATCTAACTGGACTTGCTACTACTGAAGACGTAACTCAAGCTGTAGAAGGTATACAATTCCCAGAGGTTGATCTAAGTGGCCTAGCTACAAGTGCTGACGTGCAGATGTTAGCTGATCTTATTGGTAAACCTGTTAACCTGTTAACCGACTCAGATATAGAACTTGCAACCGCTTATTTAGCTGCCGTTCAAACTGAACAAGAAGTAGCACAACAGGATGTGTTAAGGTATGATGTTACGGGAGACCAGTTACTTACACAAGAAGATATTGACTTAATGGCTGGTACGTTAGAAACTGGAGATTATACAGGGTTTGCGGACACTTCTCCGTTTACAGATACAGCTACGGGGATGTTTGGCAGAGAGCAGCAACTACAAGAAACAATTGTTGCTAGAGACCAAGAGCTGGAGGCGCAAAGACAGGAACAAGTACAGCGTGACCAAGACCTCCGTACGCAGATACAAACGGACTTTGAAACCGCTAGAGTACAAAGAGAAGAGCAAGAAAAACAAGAAAAATTGTTTGAATCTCTACAAGCTCCGGGACGCACGGTTACTACAAAACCTGCAGATCCCTACCGAATTGATGAGATATACGATTTTGAGAGTATATTTAGAGGCGGCGACCAAGAAGCATTTTACAGTAGCGCCAGCCCGTATGGAGATAATTTTTTAACTGAAATATTAAACCCTCAACAAAGACGCGCGAAGGGTGGTATGGTAGAAGATAAAACAGATGAAATACTACGTATTATCGGAGATAAATAATGAGCATGCTTGAAGACTGGTACAAGACCCTTACAGGTGGAGATTTAGATTTATCGGATGTAAGTTTTGATGATCTTTTACAAGTAGGCGGTACTGCGTATATATCTAGTAAGTTTCCTGATGGTGGTTTGCGCGGCGTAAATAAGCCTCCAGTGGGCTATCAAGGTGGGGTTGATAGGCTTACAAAAGTAAGAGAACAAGTAGATAGACCTTTTGGCGCAACTCAAGGGCGTAGGGCAGGGTTGCTAAGTGCTGTAACTCCAGAAGTAAAAACAATGGCGGATATGGATTTTGCTGGCACAGACTTTACAGGAATGACTCCAGAAGAAGTTGACGCTAAGAAAAAAGGATTGTTAGCAGAAGAAAATGCTAGGGCGCAAAAAGAAGCAGACGACGCGGGAGTTATGCAAGGTGATATGTATGCTCGTGGTGAAGAGCGCAGGCCCGGACAATATGGCAGACGTTACTTCACTGACTCTATCTATGCTAAAACTCCTGAAGCAGCTCAAAAACCTCCATCTTTAGCAGACGCACAAGAAACAGCTAAAAGACAACGACTAGAAATGGAAGGTAAAAGCGCTGAAGAAATTGACGAAATCATGGCTTCCGAAACTCCTGCGGCAGCTGCTACAGGTGGGCATATACGCAAGTATGCTGGTGGTGGTATAGCTTCTATGAATAGTGGACAACTTTTTAATCAGGGCTATTATTTAGGTGGTAAAACTGATGGCATGGCTGACCAAATACCTGCCCGTATTAATGGTAAACAAGAAGCGCGTTTAAGTGATGGTGAGTTTGTAGTACCTGCTGATGTGGTAAGTCATTTAGGTAACGGTAACTCAGATGCGGGTGCGCAGGAATTACATAATATGATGGATGGTGTTCGTACAGCACGTACAGGCAACCCAGAACAAGGCAAACAAATAAATCCACAAGAGTTTATGCCTAAGATGGCTCAAGGTGGATTAGCTCAGTTTGCTGGTGGTGGTAAGATCAAGTATTTAAACGTAGGGGGTGATCCCGGTGCGGATACTGAAACTGCCACTACTGAAACTACTAACAACACTGCTGACGGTGGAGAGATGGCGGGCACTGAAATCGGCACAGAGTCTAGCTTATCTGATTGGGCGGGTGATTATGTTACAAGTATGTTGTCGAAAGGTAGGGCGGAAGCTGAGAGTCCATACCAAGCATATACTGGCCCTCTGACTGCCGGGACTAGCACCCTACAAGATCAAGCGTTTACTGGAATACAAGCACTTAATAACCCACTTAGTGGGGGTTCTATAACTAGACAAATGGGGGCGTTTGACCCAACTGATTCTAGTATGTTTATGAATCCTTACCAACAACAGGTTATTGATCGCACTGCTGCTGACATGCAAAGACAAGACCAAATTAATCAGCTACAGCAGCGTCAACAACTTACTTCTGCGGGCGCTTTCGGTGGTTCAAGAGACGCACTACTGCGTGCCGAAGCTGCTTCCAACCTATCTAGAAATATCGGTGATATGTCTGCGGAACAAAGGGCGCAAGGGTTCAACACTGCTATGGATAGAGCACAACAAAGACAGCAAGAGATTAATAAGTATGGTCTAGAGGCACTGGCAGCTCAAGGCGCGGCAGGTCAGGTACAAAGAGATATTGCTTCCGAAGGCATTGCTGCTGATTACGCTCAGTTTAGAGAAGAAAGAGATTACGATCCTAAGATGGTTCAGTACATGCAGTCGTTACTACAAAACCTACCAATAACTGCTGCTTCATCTGTATACTCTGAACCTAGTGAGATACAACAATACTTAGAAAGTATAGAAGGCATTGAACAACTCATTGAAGCGCTAGGCGGGACTATTACACCCGCAGAAGAAACTACGCAGGAGACTACACAATAATGTTAGGTATAATGGGAAATATCGACCAACAGGTTAGTGACAAAGCTGACAGCATGCAGATGCAGGGTAAGACCAGCACTGTGTCTAAAGATCTTCTTGATGTAATGGCTACACAAAGAATAGCCAGAGAGAAAGATACTGCGCTTAAAGAACTACAGATGGCGCAACAGCAAAACCCTAACACTATAAAAGACCAGCTAGAACAAAAAGTCATGGGCATGACGCAGAATGAGATGACCAACCAAACTGCGGGTATCATGGCACAACAACAACAACAAAAACGCCCCCAACAACAACAACAACGTCCGCCACAACAAGGTGGTATTGCTGCTATGGGTGGCGCTCCTAAACCTCCAATGGGCGGGATGCCTCGCCCTCCTATGGCTGGTGCTCCTAAACCTCCTATGGGCGGGATGCCTCGCCCTCCTATGGCTGGTGGTATTGCAAGCGCTGCTCCACGCCCGCCAATGATGGCTAGTGGTGGTGTTGTTGGCTATAACAAAGGCGGCGTATCAATAAGCGACGACAAATTAAAGTTATTAGGGTTAACAAGAAGACAATATGAAGCGTTGCCCGAGGCTACTAAAAGAAAAATATTACAAGACGACACAGCCTCTCTTGGATACAACCCCGCTAGAGCCGCTGAACAACGTAAGCAGCAAGAAGAGGCAACCAAGAAAGAATTACAATCTATAGCAAACATACCTGCTGGCATTGGAAGAGCGATAGAAAGTGGCAGAAAATCAGACGCTATAGAAACAGCTAAAAATTTAGGCGTTACTGCAGAAGACTTAGGTCAATATGATACCAGTGGCATAGCTCGTGCTATGGATACGCTAAAAGAGCCTGCGGAAAAAGAACCGTTCTTACCTACTCCTACAGGCAAAATGCCAGCTCCAGCTCCAGCTCCAGCCCAAGCTCCAAACACAACTGCAACCACGGATGCGAGTGCGACTACAAAAACACCCTTCCCGGGTATAGAAAGTCTTGACCCTAGGAAAGCTGCAACAGCAGGCCAAGGGGCGCTTGCAGAGAACCAAAGAAATATTTCAGATCGTGTAGGCGAAGACCTAATGAGTAAAGTTAGGCAGGATGCCGCTACAGATCCTAAAGCAGAAAGGGGCGCTGAGACTGACAGACTCAAGGACTTGTATGGCCTAGAAGAATTAAGAGCTATGCAAACTGGTGAGCAAGCAGACATAAAAGCCGCGCAGGATAGATACGATAGTCCTCAAGCTAGACGCGCACGAAATGCTGCTAACTTTATGCGAGGTGGCGCACGTGGTAGGGCTGAAGGCAAGGTTAATCGACAGGAGCTAGACTTAAAACGTTTACGTCAGAAACAAGAAGATAGACGTAAGAACAACCAAGAACTGTTCCAGCGTTTAGAAAAAGTAGACTCTGGGTCTCGTCAGATGTTCCAAGACATGATGACTCAGCAGCAAGCTGCCTTTGCTAGCGTAGAGTCTATAGCCGCTAACGATGAACTAGCTAAGCAGAATATGGCACAATTAGAATTTGGGTTTGAAAGTAAAGTACAAGACCTTGTCCTTGAAGCTATGGGTGTAGCTACGCAATCTGAGTTTAATCAGTTGTTGATGAGGGCCGAAGATACTAATAAGCTACTTTCTTATTGGTCTACGTTTACTCAGGGATTAAAAGACCTAGAGTCGGAAAGACTAGCGGAAGTAGTGCCTCAAATGCAAGACGTGTTTGCTAGACAGGCTAAAGGTGAAAATGTTGACAATGAACTTATCGCCATAGAAACTGCTAAGAAGATGATCCAAGGGCATGTCTATGCTAATACTCAACACATGCTTAAAGCCTTTGCCCAACAATGGGAGAAGTTAAACCCGGGATCAAAAGGCGTAGCTGAACTTGCTATGTTAAGTGGAAGTAGCATGCCAAGTGGTATATCTTCTCTACAACCTTCAGGTATGGGGCAGTTTGGCAACCGTCAATTAAGTAGCCCAGCTATGAGTAGTAAGGCAGCATTAGATATATTTAATAAAAACACACCACAGCCATAAGGGGTAATTATGCCTTCGTCTCAAGAGATTTTAGAGGCTGCAGCTAACGCCCAAAGATCGGGTAGAGCTGACGACACTAAAGTTTTAATGCGTGAATATAAACGCATGATTCGTTTAGAAGCGGGTTTACCTGAGACTCCTACAAAGGGAGCTGACAAAGGCGCAGGGTTCTTTGAAAATGTGGCTGCCGGTCTAGGAACTGGGGCCGTTAGTACACTCGAAACAATCGCTCTTGGTGCTGCTACTATACAAGAAGAAGAGGCAGAGCTAGAGACTCGCCGAAAGATAAAAAACGTTGCTGATAAATTCAAGCCTGAAGGTGGCGATGCCGATTCTTTGGTATATAAAGGTGCTTCTGGGTTAGGTTCTCTACTCACATTTGTTCCCGCAGCTTTTACGGGTAAAGCCGCTATTCCTGTAGCTCTTGGTATGGGTATGGCTGCTGGTGGGGGTGAAGCCTCAGAACGTGCTAGAGATTACGGTGCTACGGAAGAAGAAAGAAACGCTGCCATAAGACGTGGTCTGGCTATTGGTTCAACTGAAGTATTACCTGTGGGCAGGGCGCTAGGACAGCTGTCTAGAAAATTTGGTAGTCCGGGATTAGAAAACTTCTTAGATAACTTATCAGACAAAGTAACTCCAGATGTTATAGATGGAATAAAGTCTAGACTAAAAAGCATGGCTGCTACTGGGGTAGCTGAAGGCGCGCAGGAAGCTACAGCTGCAATCTTACAAAATTTAAACGAGGCGGGCTACAACCCAGAGCAAGTAGCTTTTGAGATGGGGGTAGTTGAAGAAGGCGCTATAGGTGGCAGTGCTGGTGCTATATTCCAAGGCATAGTTGACCTTATTGCTCCTAAACGTGGTAAAAAATTAGACACTGGCGACACAGGCAAGATACGCGTAGGCGAACGCCATAGTGATGAGACACAAGAAGAGTTTGATGCTAGACAGCGAGCTTCCCGGGCAGCACGTGGTGACACACAGCCTGACATGTTCTCAGATGAATTAGATGATGCAGAGATAAATACTTTAGAAGTAGAACAAACTAAAGAACGTATTGAACGCGCTCGTCTAGAAGACCCAGACGAAGTAGAATTTGACCTGCTCGTTGCTGAAGAAGGACGAGAGCAAAAAGAAAAAGAAGAAGCTAAAGATCAAGAAGAACGCGACAAGCAGATAACTATAGATGAAGCTATAGAAGACGCTAAAGATGAAGAATATGACAAAGGCGTATCTGAAGGGTTTAAGACTCTTGAAGAACAAAGACGCGCAGAGTCAGACTTAGAAACTAAAGACGCTAGACGTAAAGACGAAGTACAAAAGAAAACTGCCGCAGGTCGTAGAATAATACTTGATGAAGTTTTTGATTCTGCTCCAGAGAAGGGCAGTAACGTACGCGACATATTTAGAACTAGGTTAGCTGAAGCTGGTTACAGAGATCCTGAACCGAATGCCAGTGAACTACAAAGCATAAAACGTTTTCTAGACGTTAAGACAGCAGAACCTGCAAAAGAAGTGGTTGATTCTAACTCAGACTTAGCTACACTAGAATCTCAGATAAAGGAGAAAGGTGATGTTGGAAAGCAAGCTACTAGAGCACCTGACACAAAAACAACTGGAGACAGCGTTCCAAGTAGTCCAGAAGTCGTGGGAGAGCAACGTGCTGATAGTACCGTCGAGCCTGCAAGACCTGTCGAAGGAAGACTGGATGATAGTAAGCGTGACACTGGAAGACCTGTTAGAAGAAAGGGAAGAAAACAGTCTGCACTAATACAAAATGTAAAAGCGGCTGCTGTAGCGAAAGAAGAAGATACTGCTAAAGAAGCCCCAACTAAAAAGCCTGAGAGCAAACAACCAATAAAAGTAAAAGGCCTTGACTCCCCGCAAGTGAATCCTGACACAGGCAAGTTACGCTACCGAAGGGGTAGAAGACTAATTACTGCCCATGATTCTTTACAACTAGACATGCAGGCTGCTACTAGGGTAGCTGGAATGAAGCCCGCTAAAGATGTTGGTAGGCTTTCTCAAGATGCCAAAAAGGTTTTAGCTAAGCCTGAGAGAAAGAGAACTCCTGAAGAGAAACAACTACTAGTAGAAGAACAAGGGCTAGTTACTTCACAAAAGAAAACTTTAACTCCACTTAATAAAGTGGCGGCTTACTTTGCCGCGTTCGATAAACCTATGGACGCTATGTACAACGCTGCATATGAAATAGCTGAAGCTGGGTCGCAGATGAATATAGAGAAAGGCGACCCAATGAAATCGTTTGTGTCTTCTCTTGGTATAAGCAACGCTAAAGAAGTTAGAAAGTGGATGAAGAAAAATCTTAGTAAGAAAACTGTTGACCAGTTTGATGCTCGTGTAGAAGAGTTTAAAACTAAGATAGCTAGCGAAAAAGAAAGGGCTCCAACTCAACAAGAACTTAACCAAGAAGCATTAGAAAGACAGGATAGAGCTACAAGGGTAGATCCTGATGCTGTTAAAGCTAGACAAAAACGCATGACTGATGCCGCAGAAACCAGAGCCGCAAAAAAAGCTGAGCAACAGGAAGGCAAGAAAAAACTTAGTAAAGAAGAGAAGGCTAGCATAAAAGCTACAGAAGAATTTCTTAATGCCCTTAACAACCCTAAGACAAATCCTAGAAACGCTAAAACATACCAACGCCTAAAAACTTTGGCAGAAAAAACCGATGACCCGCAAACTAGTTTAGAAGCGTTAGATGCAGCGGCGGCTAAGAAGATAGAAGGTGATGCACAAACTACCGCAGCTAAAAAAGCTATAGATGAAAAGAAAGTAGAGACAGGTGAATTAAAGCAAGAAGACCTAGACGCGCAAGCTAAGATAGCCGACAGAGAAAAACTATACGCTAAGTTTGTTGGTAAGAAAGGTATAACAAGATTAGATGTACTTGCTGCTATTAGGGAGCATGGGTACGATTATGTAAAGAACGAAGCTACGCCCGCTGAAGTGTTGGCCGCAGGTGACGCACGCGCTAAAGAAAATGGTATGAGTAGATTGCATGGAGAAAAGAAAGATCTGCTTAACGCGTTGAAGACTCCTGTATCACAAAAAATTAATTTACTACTCCTAAAGGGAGACATAAAGGGGGCTCTGCTAGAAATATCAAAAACGGCTAAAGCTCCACAGCTAAAAAATATTGCGCGTGCTTTGGCTGACAATATGGGCACTACAAAAGTTCAGTTTGTGACTGGTAAAGAAATGAAAACTTTAGTAGGAGAAGATTTAGGCGACGACGGCATTGCATTTGGTGGATTCTTGCATAGAGAAAACACAATAGTATTTAATGAAGACGTCCCTTTAACTTTGCATACTGTAATGCACGAGGCTACACACGCTGCTTTAGATTTAGTTATTCTACGCAACCCTAAAAGGCCAGCAGTTAAATTTATAAACCGTCTATACGAAGAATCTAAAGATCAATTAGGTACAGCTTACGGAGCAGAAAGCATATACGAGTTCGTGGCTGAGGCAATGAGTAACCCTGCATTTAGGTCACACCTCTCAGGTATGAAGATTAATGAAGCAAACGCGTTTGTTATGTTTATGCGACACGTTGCTAACATATTGAGAAGTTTAGTTGGTCTAGATACTAAGCCTGTAGACAGAAGTGAAGTAATAAACCTAGATATATTTGACCAAGTTGTAGAACGTATAATGGCTCCTAACCCCGATGCCATAACTAAACTTGAACTAAAACCCAGCTTGCTAAGTGAATCTATATTGGCAGCTATAAATCCAGAAGGTAAAAAACCTAGAGATATTATTACTACAATAACGGATTACATTAAAAATTTCCGCCCTGCTGTTAGTTCAGTTAAAGCCATAGCGCAAACGCTTAACTTGCAGTCTCTATCAGATCTGGCTAAATCTAAGGGCGTAGGCTTAGGAGATGTAGGGCAACAGTTGTTGGTTGATGTAGAAAATCAACAGGGCCTACTTGAACAATACAAAGCAGGGGTTGATAAGGTACTTAAAAGCTACGATGCTTTCCTTCTTAAACATGGTATGAAAGCAAAACGAGTATTGGATCGAATCATATACAATGAAAATTATGGCGCTACTATATACCAAGTAGACCCAACAAAAAATAGAAGTGACTATGAAGGACAGTTCGATGCCGAATCAAATGTCAGTCTAGAGGAAGTATACGACGCGCAACAAGATCAATTAAATTCTTTGTCTGATGAGGCTAAAGATGCCGTTATTGAACAGTTCACTTCTATGCGTAATGAGTATAAGAAACAATGGAGTCGTCTACGCAGAGCCCTCAAAGTAGAGTTTGATGCTTTGGCTAAGGAAGGTGATGCTGAAGTAGTTAACGAAGTAGCCAGAAAGATAGATAGGGCGTTGTTTGCTAAGGGAGAACTAGAAGTATACTTCCCATTAGTAAGGCAAGGTAAGTTTAGAGTATCGTTTAAATATAATCCTGAAGACAGGCCAGAAGCTATAGAAACAGGGTTCTTGATGTTTGAAAACCTACGTGAAAGAGAAGCGTTTATAGAAGATATACCAAACAACCCAATGATAGTAACAGGGTCTGACAAATCCTACGACGTTGATTTTTCTGCTTCCGACATGCGAAAAGATGCTCCAAACGGTTCTTTTGTAGCAGACATATTAGGTACGTTAGATAAGGCTAAAGTTCCTGAAGGAGTTCAAGACGATATACTCCGTATGTACGTACAAGCGTTACCAGAAACATCTTATGCTAGATCGTTAACTCAACGTCTAGGTACTTTCGGTTACATACAAAGTGCTAGAGTTGCTATGAATACTAAGGGCTACTCTCTTGCTTCACAGTCAGCTAAGATAGAAAGTGCATCTAAAATACGGGCTACTAAGAGAGATATAGAAGCTGCTAGAGACGAGGCAAACAACCCTTATGCTACAGCTGTTGCTAATACTTTAATTAATAGCCACGCTGATTTTGCCATGAAGGGCGCTACGTTCAAAGGATTGGAAGAGTATTTTAAAAGAGCAAACCAAGTAGCGTTCATATACACGCTAGGATTTAATATATCTTCTGCCCTTGTAAACATGACTCAAATACCTTTGTTTGCTATCCCGTATTTGGCCCCACGCTACGGATTTGATAAGACTGTTGCGGCTGTTAGCAAGGCAATTAAAATGGTGTCCTCTTCCAATAACAGTATGGTTGAATACTATGATGTAACGGGTGAGGGAATAGGTGCTACTTATACATTAAAAGAAAGCCTAAAGAAAAGTATTCGAGAAAACTCTAGCACTGAGAAAGAGGCAGAGGCACGCATAGAAGAACTCACTAAGATAATACCCCTAATAAAAATGGCCCATCTAAGAGGTAAACTACCTACGTGGGACACGTTACAAGATGTGGGAGCTAGCGAGCGTGCTGGGTTCTTAGACAAAATGGCTCATCTATCTGCATATGCTTTCAGTGTGGGTGAGCGTTTTAACACGCAGTCTACGCTGTTGTTTACATACGACCTAACATTGCAAGAGATGGAAGCAGTTAAAGAACGTGGAGAAAAATACTTTAGTCTAGTGCAAGGACAAGACATAGACATATCTGGTTTGAATGACGACGCGCTACAAAAACTAGCGGCTGAAGAAGCTATATACCAAACACAAGAAGTTAACGCTGGTGGTAGACTAGAAACAGCTGCACCTATATCAAAACAAAATTTTGGTAGGGTGATGTTTATGTATAAGAGTTATGGTTTGCAGATGTACTACAGCATGTTTAAGTCTTTCTTTACTGCTGTAGACCTAATGTTTAAAGGTAATAAGAAACAAAGAAAGATAGCTAGACAACAACTAGCGGGGATACACTTGAGTGCGGTGCTATTTGCGGGTGTGGGTGGTATACCATTGTATGGCTTGGTATCCATGATATATGACTTGTTCGCTGAGGAAGATGAAGATACGGCAGATGAAGTAGTACGGAAACACCTAACCGAGTTAGGCTTCAAAGGGCCTCTATCTCAAATACTAGGTTCGGATATAGCTGCTAGGGTGAAACTTACAGACCTAATATTCCAAGAAAATAGATTTATGCGTGACCCTAGCGTAGAAGAACTAGCAGGGCACTACCTTGGTGGCCCAGCATTAAGTACAGGAAAACGTATATTTAGAGGGTTCCAAGATTTCGCTGAGGGTAATGTATACCGTGGGTTTGAAGCTGTATCTCCCGGTGGTATTGGTAACATGTTACAGTCAATACGATACTTCCAAGACGATGGAGTTATGACTCGTAGAGGCGATTATATTTACGACGACATCACTGGGGCGGAGGTTTTCTCTAAGTTCTTAGGCTTTGCCCCTCTCGATTATACGTTCCAAGTAGAACAAAATTCTAGGAACAAAAGGATTGATACTGCTGTAAATAAAGAAAAGACTAGGTTACTTAAAAAATACTATGTGGCTTTACGATTTAGTGACTTTATTGAAATGGCAGAACTGCGTAAAGATATGAGAGAGTTTAATCTCAAACATCCGACCAATCAAATATCTCCAGAGAGTGTGATTAAGTCTATGAAGTCACATGTTAAGACTAGTGCTGATATGTATAGCGGTGTAACTATATCGCCATTGATGCGGTACGCTATCGAGCAGAGTAATCTAGAGTATAAACAGTTCTAAAAAAAACTCCCCAATGCCTCGGAACAAAGGGGAGTAAGGGAGTTAAAGAAGCAACAAAGGGGAGGAAGTTACTTCTTATCCTATAATATCACACGATCCTCCAAAAACGTACACCTAACTTCTTATTTTCTATAGTGGTCTTGGCTTTATACTGCCAACCTTTTCTTTTAAATATTACGTTAACTTGTTCTCGTGCTTTACGAGCGTTGATACATGGAACGAAGACTGAAGCGCCAACGCCCATCTTATCCCAACGTACAATAATACGTACGCCATCTGGTGCTATGTCATCAAGTTTCAGCATCTTCGTCTAAGTCAACTTCAGAACAGTCTACACAAAACACATGTGTTAGTGGCATCTTAGTTGATGTACCTTTAGTAAGCCTTATCTTTTCATACTTACCTTTAAACTTAGCTTTCAATTCGTCTATCAATGAACTGTAGTTTATCTGTTGCTTAGCAGCCCATGATTTCAATACTTTAGGTATTATGTACAGCTTCTTAACGTCAGTCTCATACCTACCAACCAACCGTATACGAGGGTCAGCTTCAGGTATGACTAGGTCGTCCATACCATTGCCCTGATTCTTACGCATATCATCAGTGCTTTTAATTTTTAGTATGCTACCCCAATGCTCGTGCACAAAGTCATTCAATGTGTCAGCCGTAGAAGCTATCATATCGCTAGCCATAGTCTTATTCTCTTTTAATAAGCGTAGGGCATACCTAAAAAAGTCTTCTTTGTTGTACTCTAAAAACCCAAGTTCACTAGCCAATATAAACCCTGCTACAACAACAGTAGAACCTGCTGACCAATGCCTTTCCTGTGCAGTAAGCTGTGCTCCTGCATCTAACTTCTGCTGTACTTCTTGTAGTAAGTTTATAACTCTATCCATGTTCTGCATCAGGTATTGGAGGTAAGGTACGCCCACAACCCCATAGATGTTTTGAGAGTTGGATTGGTGTTTGTCAGTCAGGTGCTTAGTCTTTGTCTCATCAAATAACTTAACAGCTTTTGTTTCTAGCATACGAGCCGCTTCGGCCTTCGGAGCGTTCTTGAAAGCACTTATCCGTTCAATGACACTAGTGTTACCTGTAGATATAGATAGTAAACTCCACGGCTCACCCCGATGTCTCTCTGTGTTCGCGCTACCTGCCATCCTGTTACGTTGCCTACCACTAGATAGTTGGTAGATCAGATCAGATAGTTCTTCACCCTTGGCGTTTGTTAACTCATCAATGTAATAAGGTAAGTTCTTGTATACCTCACCACGTAACATCAATGAGTTCTGAGTATCCTTCGCTTCAACCACTAGAGTCTTAGGATTACCCCAAACAGACGCTCCTACGTACATAGCAGTGGTCTTACCTAGTCCAGTATCCTTACTATGCACGTGTAAGCTCGAACATGCGATAGGCATTAGGGACATAAGCGGTGAACCGAAAGCACTAGCTACTACATATTGATGTAACTCGAAGCCATCACGATTGTAGAAGTTAGCCATTTCTTTCCACTGCTCTAGCGTACCTTTTGGTTTAAATGCGCTCATCAAACCTGCTGTAGCTTTAGATGGTGGGTTACTCTTAACACCATTAGCTGTTACTTCTTGGTTGCCTAAAACGAATGCACTGTGTGTATCATCAGTCCAACCAAACTGGGTACGAGCCAAGTCAGCTTTTGTGGTAGCCTGTAACTCGTTAATCCAAGTAGTCATATAAGTCATAAGTTTATCCATCTTTGTTACTGCCACGCCTTGCATGGACATTTGTTTTCTAAATTCTTCTCTTGACGTTATTGCTGTAAGGGGAACAGTAAACTCCCGTACACCGTCCTGTGGTAGGTGTAAACGTATTACCACAAGTTCACCTAGTTCTACATCTACAATACGACTCACGATATAAATGTCGTTGTGGTATATCAGGTCTTCCGTTGGATCACCCTCTTCATCTGTGGTACGTATATAAACACCACCACTAGCGCCACGTATGTATGGCTTTGGGTATGTCGGAATTACATACGTAGTAGTTGGTGTGTTTGGTAGATCAAGAGCAGGTACTTCTACTATATTATCTTCTTCGGTAGCTTCTCTTATACTGCCACCTAAAGTTATGGGTGACTTGATCTTGCCCCAGTGCGGACACTTGGTACATACATCAGGCTTGAACTCGTCAAAGTGATGACATAGGTATGGGCCTTTGATCTTATCAAACTTATCCTGTGTTTCTTCTGCGGAATACTCAGGGTGGTTCTTAGACATAACGTGTGCGGCTTTCTGCCCATCAGAACAGAACTTAGCTATAGATAGCCCTGCCCTCCATATAGGTTCACTACAACCGTCTTGGTTAACTACTATGTCAACCAACTGCGCACAGCTAGATTCTCTAGTAATAATATCTTTAAATTTAAACTGCTTGTTACCCATCAACGCGTCCATAACTGCGCTGTTAGGCATAGGTTCAAGAGGTTTTGTTTCTACCTTATCTGCACCAATAACTTTAGCAAACTCATCTAGTGTTACATACTCGGGTACATGCTCACTAAAGAACGTTACTTCTGTTGGTGGTTCAGTCTTATGGTTGTGCGTAGTAGGTATACGCAGTACACGAGCCGCATCGGCAGTTACTGATGGATCAACAATAAAGCCATGATTTTTACATAGCTGTTTAAGGTGCTCGGCTACAGGCTTCCACTCATCCTTGCTAACAGGTTTAGACAAAGGCCAGTAACAATGTACTCCCCTGCCTGAATCAATTAACAGTGGTCTTGGAAGTTCAACCTTCTTACAAAATCTTTGTAGGGCTTGGAGTCCTTCTTTCTTAGTTGGATAATCTCTGCCTTCCCCGCAGTCGATGTCCATAAAGAAAGACTTTAACTGTTTTACGTTGTCAGCTACACGAGTACCACTTTCTTCAAACGTAGCTAGTGCAAAGTATGGGCTGTACCCACGAGCATCTAACTTCCGTGCTTCTTGTAGTAACGAATCATAGTCTGTATGAAACGTCTGTGGCCTGTCATTCTGTCCTAGCTTAACAGCAAATAAACAGTAGTATCCGTCTTCCCCTGTGACGTGCCGCAAAAATACTTCTGCATCCATAATACATTCCTAATTCCGAGGGTGGAGATAGCAGGGGCGCTGACGCGCCCTTTTCGCATAAAGCTAGCTAAGTTTGTGGGACTAGTCGTCCCAGTCGTCTACGATTGATGCAAGATCAGCGTCAGTCTTTTTTGGTTTCGGTGTTGCTTTTTTACTGACTTTCTTTGGCTCGGGTGCATCGCCAAACTCACCTTCAATAACATTGGTGGTAGGTTTAGCTTCAACAACCTCAAAAGGGTTATCATCTTTCTGGAATGTAAAGCCACCTTCAACCTTACCGAATGGCGTGCTAGATTCCATAGGTACGTATTTAATTACTTGTACCGCTTTCAAACGTAGTGAGATTCCTGCTTCGCGCATGTTGTAAGGCACAAAGATTACAGCTACATTGACTGTACTGCCTGTAGTTAACATGAAATCTTCTGGTAGTTTACTCCCATTTGAGTCCACTTGTACAGGTTTTAATGTAGCCTCTTTACCATACGCACCTTTCAACGTAGCTTTGTACACGTACATGCCATCGTCATCTTTGGTGAATGGGTTATCAACCTTCTCAGGCCACCCTTTCTCTTTACGCTCTTCATACGCCTTACACATTTCAAGATACAAAGACTTGGCTTGATCTTTTGTCATACGAAATTTAATCTCGTATTTAGCGCCATCGTCAAACGCGCTACACGGTACAGTGCGATTCTCTGCGTTATCAAAGCGATATGGTTTATTGATACGAGGCCAAAGAGCCTCAACGTTTTCTATAATATAACTGCTATTTGTATTAGCCATAATTAATTACCTTAGTTTGCATTTATATCAAACCCGCCTTCCACTTTACCGAATGGTGAGGGTTCACTCGTTACAGGTACGAAAGATGTTATTGCACGTTTTGTATCTTCGTGCGTAACCATACCCGCCAACTTTATACCCACATCAGACTTAACTGTTCGTACAGGTTTAAAATAAAGTTTTGGAACAACACTATCCTTATCGAAATATATATTCGTAACGACAGCAAGAACTGATGTATCGTGTGCAGACAAGTGACGAGCATATTCTTGCATGCCCATGTTACCGTCTTTCGCTCTACCAAATATTGAACTGGCAGGTATCTGCAACTGATACACCTCATCGAGGTTTCCCTCAAAGACAATAGCTAGCCGTTGTTGAAACCGACAAGCCCTACCACCATTCTCACCAGAACCACGGACATTTTGCGTACAATCCATACACCTACGTGCTTGCACGTTATCCTCTGGTACATTTTGAGATGGTCGTTGTGTGTCGTCAGACCAACATTCAGGTGCAGTAGACTTATTAGGGTCGAACTGATTACCAAAATATGATCTTGATACACTTGCAGCATTCACAATGACTACGTCTACACTATCGTATGGTAAGACTTCTTGTTTACCATCTTCAATTAGTGTGAACTGACCACCGCGTATGCTTAGCCTTCTCACTAGAAATCCTCATCTAGCATGTCAGCACCAAAACTAAACTCTTCAACAGGTTCTTTAACCTCTTCCGATGCGTCTTTGTTGGTACTCAAAAAGGCGTTTTCAATCCCTTGAAGGTTATAGCGATACGTGTTACCGATCTTTACATACAACTCGTCGGGTATCTTCCCCTGCCGTAGCCACTGGCGTACAGTGTGAGGCGTTACGCTAAACCGTTCGGCAACTTCACCGATTGGAACAAAATTATCTGACATTACTTTCTCCTTACTGAAACAACGTATTCAGAATCTACGTTGAGACCTTTAGGTACAAGGTCTGGGTTTTCTTCCAAGTATTGTTTCATATTGCCTTGGTTTACACGTTTATCTAACAACTCAGGTACTTCATTCTCAAGTATAAACTCGTGCATTGAAGCCCAATCACTTGTCCAATAGCGTGTTCTAGCCGACCTATAAAACAATCCTGCAGAAGACCTTACACTATCGACACCTTGCTCCTCACAGTAGTCCAGTAAAGCACGCTTTACCTTATCTAACTGCTCGACTAACTCAGCATCTTTCTCTTTGAACTCTGCTGATAACTCGCTACGCTTATCTTTTATCTTTAGATAAACAGTAGTTAGCTTCTCAGCTGTCAATTTTTCTTCACTCATCTTACGCTCCTTATCAAAGGGACAACCAAAATAGCGTATTATTGTGTACTAGTCAAGGACTTCTTTATATAAGTCAATCATTTTAGTATGAATATCTATTCTATTGTCCAATAGTGTGTAAACACGTCTCTCTACGTACGATCCTTGTAGGTGGACAACAGTACATTTTTGATCCTGACCTGACCTATGCACCCTAGCATTAGCTTGCGCATACGTTTCTAGCGAACTGGTTGGCGACCACCATACAACTGTATTAGCCGCTGTAAGTGTTACACCGTGTGCCGCAGACTGTGGTTGGATAACTAAAACTTTGGGGTCGTCTTGTTCTTGGAAGCGTTTGAATATATCAGTACGTTTGGGTGCAGGTACATCACCATTGATTACTTCTGTGCTTATACCATCTTTGCGTAACTTGTCAGTGAGTAACTGTATGGTGTGCCTAAAAGGTACAAAGATTAGAACTTTCTTACTAGACTCATCAATTACTTCTCTTAACACCTTATAACGTTTTGTTATATCAAACTCTAGTGCATCACCATTATCGGCATATACAGCACCCGACGATATTTGTAGCAACTTGTTCATGTTGACTGCCGCATTAGCCGCAGTGATCTGTTCCCCTGCCGCTTGCATAATCATTTTGTTCTTTAATTCTTTATAGTATTTATTTTGTTGTGGTGTCATATCGACTTCACGTTTGACATATACCATAGGTGGTAAGTCTAGGCACTCTTCTTTGGTGTAACGTATGGCAGGTTGAAGTACCCTGTGAACTGTTTCGGTAGCATCGTCTTTTGGTATCCATTTAAAATTAGTTACCTTGACCATGACTTGATCTCGGAATGACCCAAAGAATCTAGGTACTCTGTCTTTGTTAACTAGCTTGGCTAAACCATACGCATCGGTTGGACTCTGTGCCGCAGGTGTACCTGTCATCATCCAAAGCCATGTATTGCTGTTAATTAATTTAGCTAAAGTTTTCCAACGCTTGGTCTGTACATTTTTATAGTGGGTAGCCTCGTCTACAATAATTAGATCAAAACCACCGTTGGCAATCTCGTCAGCTACTATCTCTAAACCATCGTAGTTTATTATTACGTACTCAGCACCGTTATTTATTATCTCTTTACGCTTCTTTGCCGCCCCATATGCTACGTCAACTGTTCGGTGCATAGCAAAGTTAAACAGGTCGTTACGCCATGCTGATTCCATAATAGATAGAGGGCATATAACTAACACTCTATTTACCTTACCTTGATTTAATAAGTAGTCTGATGCCCATATAGCACTAGCGGTCTTGCCTGTACCTTGTTCGTTAAAACAAAAAGACTTCTTATTTAAGGTAAAAAAACTTGCTGTATTCTTTTGATGTTCGTAAGGTTCATACCTACCTGTCCATTCATACCTACCCTCAATAGGTGAGGGGGCATTTATACCCATATTGCGTAATACTTGCACTTCATCTACTCCCCAATTAACTAAAACTTCATGTTCTGATAACGTCTTACTCTTTGGTATACAACTCGTGACCCGCCCGGGAGTACGTAAATTAAGTAACAACGCCTTGTTATCTACAATCTTCAATTATTATTCTCCGTCAGTGAACCTCGTAAAACGATGTCCGTTTACGATAACTTGTTACCACATACATACTTACATTTTTGGGCGCCCAAAAAATAGCGCAACTTTTGTATAACCTAAATAACCGTGGAACCCAGTAATAGCCTCGCTTTGTCTACAGATGAGGCTAGGTCTGCTATGGAGCAGCTTGCAATCTAATAAACAAACTCTCTAGACTGACTCGATTTTTGTGGTTATAAGCACCGCAAAGGAGGAGGAACGAACCACGTTGTTTTATGACGCATCAAGCTAAGCGTCTAACACACCAAGCAAAATTACTTCTTAGGCTTATGCCCATTCCTAGCACGATTTTTACTAGGACTTTCTAATTTGTATCCATCCTTGTTACTGCCACCATTCTTTAACATTTTATTGTGGCTTATATCTTTCCCTTTACGTGCGGCTTTACCATTCTTTTTATCAAACGCACGCCTAGCACGTTGGCGTTCCATTCTTCTTTCAAAGGTTTCACTGCCAACAGGAGCATTAACTTGTTTTTTACGTTTCTTTCTCATTAGTGTCTACCATTATGCACGCATTCTGTAACAATGCAATGTCGTTTACATAACCCACTTTGGTGAGCATTCCATACGTCTTTTTTCCATGCCTGTTCCATGCGATTGTAATCAGCTAACCACTTCTCCCACATCTTACCAGCGGACTCCTTGCCATACGTTTCACGTATTAACTCGTTACATACTACAAATAAAAGACCGCCACGTACAGTCTCAATGTCAGGAAAATGTTTGAATACACACAGCGCCATGAGTTCTAACTGTCCCTTGTCAGCATAACGTGTGTTCTTGCTTGTCTTATAATCAATAACCCAAGCAGTATTGCTTTCTTCATCAAGTATAACTAGGTCAGCTATACCTCTATACCAACAGTCTTCGTCCCAGAACCCACATGGTTCAAGGTCAGCCGTCAACCCCATCTCGTATTCGCAGAGTTTGTTCCCCTGTTTCATGTTCAATGAATCTAGTGGGGCTTTTATGTATTCGTACTCAGGGGGTAACGGCTTTCCATCTCGAATGTACTCCTCTGCCGCTTCGTGCACAGCAGTACCATAAAGCATAGCCTCAGTCTCAGGCTCTTTATAATCCTTTGCTACCTTTAGATGATAAAACTTCTTGGGGCATTGTTCAAAGGATTTTATTTTACTGAATGACCAAGGCGTAATACTCATTACATGCTACCCACTGCCCAGATTACAGCTAGGATACCCACACCAAGAATTATAATCTCAGAATGTTTGAAGGTGCGTTCCGTAAGTAACCACTCCATAATGTCAGTTTTTGTTTCTTGTAGTTCTTCTTGTAACTCGTCAATAGCTTCATCAGCTGCGTCGTGCGCTTCTTTGATTGCTTTTTCTATACCTTTCTTAGCCATTATTCACAGTCTCCATAAGATTTACCAATGCCAGACTCACATGTAATAGGCATACCCTCAGCCCAAGATGGTGTTGTACTCATACAATCTTCTATGTATTGTCTAGCTTCATCTAACTCACCATCAGGTACACAGCATACCACGGAATCATGCACTGTTAATACAGGCTTGTACCGCTTGGCAATAGCCAACATCTGCTCACCCATGATGCACCTAGCGATAGCTTGGCACACATTCTCTGTAACCTTACCACCGTAGATTCTTGTGCGACCTCGCCGTGTCTTGTAATTAAACTCCACACCACGTTCGCCTTGTTCATACTGTAAGTCATCGTAACGCATAACTAGACCACTTGGCAACTTTATACCATAACCTGTTGTAGTCTCTACACTTTTTACTATACCCAACGCCCCAAACGACATTACTCTACCACGAGACATTTCTGTTAACATGTTCTGACAATTACGCCAGAATTGAGCTATTTTCCAATTTGAATCTCTGTAGATAGATATAATCCTACGTGCCTCATCTACATGTATGTCTGTACCAAAGGACTTTAACTGTTCAGCAAACCGTACAGCCCCCATGCCATACCCTGCACCAAGTATCGTGCTCTTACCTACAAACCTTTGTTCTTTGGTAACGTCTTCTTCTTTGACGTTGTATATCTTAGATGCCATTTTGATGTATACATCTTCTTTGTTAGCAAAGGCTTCAACTAAATCATCTTGTCCTGCTAACCATGCAAGTACACGTGCCTCAATCTGTGATGAATCACAATCAACTAGTGTATAACCTACTGGCGCAATGATACTGGACTTCAACTTCTTGCCATTGACACCACGACTAGGTAGGTTTTGTATATTGATTTTGTCATCACCGCCCCACCTACCAGTGTGTGCCGCGTAGTACCTCACTGGGATAGGCATTAATCCACGCTTAGCAATACCTATAAACCTCTCCGTACGTGATTCTTCTAACGTACTCTTTGTACCCAAGCGTGCAGTAACAAGTGCTTGTACTCTTGTATCTTCGTGTTCTTGCAATGCTTTAAACGCTTCATCGTTCTTTGCGAATGCGTAGGTTTCTTTGCCAGTTGTCAGACTTGTTTTCATCGGAGGCTTTACACCCAGTGATACCAGTGCCTCGGCAAACTTATTGTTACTCATCAAGTCTTCACGTGTTACACCGCTTGATGTGATTAAGTCTTCTTTTATCTGCTTAGTATTCTCTAAGTGTTGTTGAAGTAGCCCAATGTCTAGGTCTAACATTGGTTCAGTGAACATGCGCAACGTCATATCAATGATACGCATCTCTTGTTTGGGAAATCCCTTAGCCATAGTCATAAACAACTTATACGTTAACTCAACATCGTTAACACAATAGTCGCCATACCTGCTAAGTTCTTCTGGTGTAAAGTCTTCTCTACGTTTGCCTACGGCATTCAGAACTTCTTTCCCCTTAGTGCCGAGACCATACTTCTGAGTAAGTTTGTCAAGCGATCCACCAACCTCGACACCGTGCAGTGCGCGAGCCATGCAAAGAGTATCAGCAAGCACGCGAGGACGCACATCAAAAATCCAAGATAGAATAGCGCCATCAAACATAGTGTTGTGACATAAGAGCATACTGTTTGCCCAATCGAATGAATCCAAGTATTTTTTAATCTGTTCATGCGTTCCACTAGCCCATTCA